GGGGTACGAACAGAAATATAAACAAGAAGTAGAGAGATTTGGTGGAGAACAATTAGGTAGTAGAAAAAGAGACGACTACGCTGATGGAACAATCAGAATACCCGTTAACTCTCCAGCACCTTAAGGAAATTAAATTATGGCATCAACATCTACAGATCTTGGTATAGAACTAATGGCAACTGGCGAGAACGCCGGTACTTGGGGAGATAAAACTAATAGTAATTTAAACATTGTTAATACAGCAATCGCTGGTTATGTAGAACAATCTATTGCTGGTTCTGCTGCTACTACAGCGCTATCTATTGCAGATGGAGCGTTTACATCAGTAGCTCAAAACGCTGTTATAAATTTAACAGGTACAATATCAGGAAATCAAATTGTAACAGTTCCAGATTCAATAGAAAAAGTTTATATTATAACTAACTCAACTTCAGGTAATCACACTGTTCAATTTAAAACAGCGTCAGGATCAGGGGTTACTTTTTCAGGTGTAGAAAAAACATCTAAACTAGTTTATTCAGATGGTACAAATATTGTTGGCACAAGTTTTGGTTTATCTGTTCCAGCAGATGAAATTACTATAGGTGATGCAGCCTCAAGTTTTTCAACGTCAGCAGGTGCAATTACAATTGATTCACAAGCAAGCACAGTATCAATAGATGGCCACACTGGTGTAACAGTAGCATCTTCTAATTCAGGAGATATTACATTAGATTCAGTTGCAGATATAGTTATAGACGCAGCTGGTGGAAACATAGAATTTAAAGATGCAGGAACTGCACAATTAAGTTTAGACATGGATGGCACAGCGGGTGCACAAGTTTTACAATTACGTGTAGATGCTGATGATTTAATATTTAAACAATTTGACGGAACAACAGTATTAACTTTAGATGATGATACAACAGTTAAGGTTGCAACAGATTTAACAGTTGGTGATGATGTTAGTTTAATTTCTGATAGTGCAGTATTATCTTTTGGTGCGGACAGTGAAGTAACTTTAACTCATGTAGCTGATGATGGATTATTACTTAACACTGATATGCAACTTCAGTTTCGTGATTCTGCAATTAACATTAGATCAGACGCTGATGGTGATTTAGATATCAGCGCTGATGACGAAATAGAATTAAACTCAACTTTAATTGATATTAATGGCGCTGTAGATATGTCTTCTACTTTGACTGTTGCAGGAGTTTTAACAGGTGCTTCTTTAGACATATCTGGTGATATAGATATTGATGGTGTAACAAATTTAGACGTAGTAGATATTGATGGTGCGGTAGATATGGCTTCAACTTTAACTGTTGCAGGCGTTTTAACGGGAGCTTCTTTAGACATTTCTGGTAACATAGATATTGACGGTGTAACAAACTTAGACGTAGTAGATATTGACGGTGCCGTTGATATGGCAAGTACATTAACTGTTGCAGGTGTTTTAACAGGTGCTTCTTTAGACATATCCGGTAATATAGATATTGACGGTGTAACAAATTTAGACGTAGTAGATATTGATGGTGCGGTAGATATGGCTTCAACTTTAACTGTTACAGGAGCGGCAACTTTTAATTCCACAGTTACAGCAACTGGATTTGATGCTGGTGATGGTAACATAACAAATGTTGGAGATATCCAATTAGATTCCATAACTGGAGATGGTGATACAAACACATCACTTACTTTTTCTGGTTCTGATGTTATTACAATAGCAACAGGTGGTGCAGGTAGATTAACAATCGGTGATGGAGCATTATCTCCAGTTACAGACAATCAAATAGATTTAGGAACATCTTCATTAGAATTCAAAGACGCATTTTTTGATGGTACAATTACAACTGACGCATTAACTGTATCTGGTGCTACAACATTAGCAGCAGGAACGGTAGCTGTAACAGCACTAGATATTGATGGTGCGACAGACATTGGTGCAGCAATAGTTGATGCTGATTTATTTGTAGTAGATGATGGAGCTGGTGGCACAAATAGAAAAGCTACTGCAGCAAGATTAGCAACATATATTAATGCTACTGCAGGTTCATTAACCCATAAAGAAGGTGGCACAAATTTTACAAACAGTTTATTAGTAGGTACAGATGGTACAGGAACTTTAAATTCTGCTGACGGAAATACTGGAGTTGGCATAGGAGTTTTAGGAGCATTGACAACTGGAGATGGCAACGTTGCAGTAGGTTTAAATGCTTTAGATTTAAACACAACAGGTTCTAACAATACTGCAGTTGGTAAAAGTTCTTTAGCTATTAACACAACAGGTAATTGTAATGTATCAATAGGTAGAACTACTTTAGATGCTAATACAACAGGAGATTTCAACACAGCAGTTGGTAATAGTTCTTTAAGTGCTAACACAACAGCAGATAGTAACACAGCAGTTGGTTTTTTTGCTTTAAATGCTAACACAACAGGTGCAACTAACACAGCAGTTGGTAAAGATAGTTTAAAAACTAACACAACAGGTTCTTTTAATACAGGAATAGGTTTATGTTCAATTCACACTAACACTACAGGTGGTTGTAACACAGCATTAGGAAATGATTCATTAAGAGCAAATACAACAGGTGGTCAAAACACAACAGTTGGTTCAGCTTCAATGCTTTTAAATACAACAGGTACTTGTAATATTGCAATGGGTAGAAGTGCTTTAAGGAGTAACACAACAGGAAATAATAATGTTGCAATTGGTTTTTGTGCTAATGCAACTGCCGTAGACAGAAATGATAATACTGCTGTTGGACATGAAGCTTTAAAAGTTAATACTGCTATTGGTAATACAGCAGTTGGTAAAGCAGCAGCAGATAGTAATACAACAGGAGCTGGTATCACAGCTATTGGAAATAGAGCTTTATGTTCAAACACAACAGGTGCAAGTAATACAGCAGTAGGTATGTGTGCTATGAGAACTAGTACAACAGGTGCAAGTAACACAGCAGTTGGTTTTTGTTCTTTATTTGCTAACACAACAGGTGCAGAAAATACAGTAATTGGTGCAGCAGCTTTAGATGCTAATACAACAGGTGCAGAAAACGTAGCAGTAGGTACCGATGCTTTAGGAGCAAATACTACTGGTGACTCTAATACAGCTGTTGGAGTAAAAGCTTTATTTACTGCAACTACAGCAGATAGCAATACAGCAGTTGGAACTCAAGCAATGAGGCTTACTACAACAGGAGCAAGAAATGTAGCTATGGGTAGTAGTGCTTTCTTATCTGGCACAACAGCAAGTGATAGTGTTATGATAGGTTTTACTGCTGGAGATGCTATTACAACAGGTACTTCTAATACAGGTGTTGGTTCAGATGTTATGACAGCCACTACTACAGGAAATAAAAATATAGCAATGGGAGGTTCGACTCTTGGCGCTAATACAACAGGTTGTTGTAATACAGCTATTGGTTTCCAAGCTATGCTAGCTAACACAACATCAAATGATAATACAGCCGTTGGTTTTAAAGCTTTGGCTACACAAGTTGCTGATGGTACTAGAAACACAGCAGTTGGTTGGTGTTCATTATTTGGTAATACTACAGGAGATGACAACACAGCAGTAGGTTATGCTGCTGGAGATTCTAATACTACAGGAAGCGGTAATACATCTGTTGGTAGATCAGCTTTACTTGCTAACACAACAGGTGGTTGTAATGTAGCTATGGGTATAAATGCTAGTGAATGTAACACAACAGGTATAAATAATACAGCTGTAGGTGGTAATTCATTACAAGCTAACACAACAGGTAATACTAATGTTACAATTGGAAAAGATGCTGGTAAAGCTATTGATGATGGAGATGGAAACGTAATAGTAGGAGCTTTAGGAGCTGATAATTTAACAAATGGTTGTTTTAATACTTACATTGGTTCAGAAACTAGTCCATCAGCAGTAGGTATTTTATTTGAAAGTGTTATTGGTAGAAGTGGTACTGGTAAAGGAAGTGGAACTTTCTTTAGTGCATCTTCAGCAAACGGAGTATTTAATACTGCGAATGCTACAGCATGGACACAAACTTCTGATAGAAGAATTAAAAAAAATATTGTTAATAACAACACAGGTTTAGATAAACTTAATCAAATACAAGTTAGAAATTTTGAATACAGAACTAAAGATGAAGTTACAGATTTTAAAAATGCTGATTCAGCTTATGTAGATAAATCTGGAGTCCAAATTGGAGTTATTGCACAAGAAATAGAAACTATATTCCCAGAAATGGTTACCACTCAAAGCACAGGCGTTAAAACATTTAACCCAGAAAAATTAACTTTTTATTTAATTAATGCAATCAAAGAACTTAAAGCAAGAATAGAAGTATTAGAAAATTAATAAAGAAAGAGAGAAGAGAATGTTAAATACATATGTCGTAGAAGGCGGAGTAGGTAAATGTGCTACATTTAGTGCATTAATTCCTAAGTTAAAAGAGAAAGCAGAAGTTCAAATATACACACCTTACATTGGTTGCTTTGCAAGTAATCCAGATGTTAAATTAGTTTTAGAACAAACACTACCTTTAACAGATTCAAGAATTATGGCATCAGATAATATTTTTTACTGTGAGCCTTACAAATCTAATTTTCAATTTGGTAAACAACATATAATTGAAAGCTACTGTGAACATCATGGTGTTGAATATGATAAGTCTATGTTGCCTAAATTATATACAGAACATCATAAAGATAGTGTTAAAGAATGGCTAACTAAGAATGAGATTGGTAAATATATTTTAATTCAATTTTCTGGTGGTCAACCACAAGTAGGTTTTAATGCTAGTAATCAATACACAAGTTTAAATCCAAATAGAAACTATCAACCTTATCTTGCTCAACAAGTAGTTAATATGTTGAGAGAAGAATATAAAGATACAACTATTATTAACTGTGTTTTACCTAATGAGCCACATTATAATGAGACTATTAGATGTGATTTACACTGGACTCAGTTACATGAAATGTTAAAAGGATCTGAAGGGTTCGTTGCTATAGATAGTTGCCTACAACACTTTTCTCCATCAGCAAATAAACATGGTGTTGTTGTTTGGGGTAGTACTCGTTGGACACAATTTGGTTATTCACACAACAAAAACCTACAATTTCACATGGAAAATGAGTGGGATGAAGGTAGATATAACGATAGTGACCCAAGAAATAATATGGTAGAACCTAAGTTAATTATTGATAATTTTAAAAAACTTGATAAAAATAAACCAGTTGCATGTGCAACAGAATAAGGAGATAAAATGGCGAATAAAACAGCAGAAGAAATAGCAGCAGATTTTGTAGCAATGGGTCATAGCGTATCTTTAATTACAGATGTAATTGCAGGTAATGAAATGGATGGCGAAACAGCAGCTGACAAACAAAGTGCAGTTGATAGAAATGTCGAACACTTAGAACTTATGAAGGCTATGAAAAAAGAAAGTGATGATACCGCTTCTATTTGGACTAACGAAAGTTTTACAGCAATTGATGCAGCTATATCAGCCGGTAATAATTACACGGCGTAAATGCCATGTTACAAAAAGTAAATTTTCAACCAGGATTTAATAAACAGGTCACAGCAACTGGAGGCGAGAGTCAATGGATTGAGGGTGACAATGTTAGGTTTAGATATGGACTTCCTGAAAAAATAGGTGGCTGGGCTCAATTAGGTTCGGTAGATATTACAGGTCGTAACACAGCAATACACCATTTTATAAATTCTTCTGGAATTAAATATGCTATTTTAGGAGGCAATAGAATTCTATACGCATATTCAGGGGGTATTTTTTACGATATTCACCCAATAAAAACTACAACAACATTAACAAATTCTTTTACTACAACTAACGGAAAATCAATTGTTACAATAACTTTTGCTTCTGCGCACAATATAAATGCAGGAGATATTATATTATTAGATAGTTTTACAGCTATAACTGGTTCTAATTATAATTCACAAAATTTTGATTTAAATAAATTTCAAGTAAAAAGTATACCTACTGATACAACTTTAACTATCGATGTTGATGTAAACGAAACTGGTAGTGGTGCTACAACATCTGGTGGCATTAGAGTACAACATTATTACCCAGTAGGTCCCGCTCAAGAAGTTGCCTCAACTGGTTGGAGTCTTGGATCATGGGGTGGTGTACAACAAGGACAATTTACATCTACGTTATCATCATCAATTAATACAAGTGTTACAAGTTTAACTATGGCAAGTTCATCAGCATTTGCATCATCTGGTACTGTATTGATTGGAACAGAATTAATTACTTACACATCAAATAGTAGTAATACGTTATCTGGATTAACGAGAGGGGCAAAAGGAACAACAGCTGCATCACATTCTAGTGGAGCAACTGTAACAGATGCTTCTAATTATGTTGGATGGAACGCTGCTGCGTCTGGAGACGTTATAACTGATCCAGGTATTTGGTCTTTAGACAATTTTGGTAATAAATTAGTTGCAACAATTTTTAATGGAGAAAGTTTTGAGTGGGATTCAGATCCAATTACAGCTAACAGTACAAGAGCAACAATAATAGCTGGTGCTCCAACAGCTTCAAGATTTAGTCTTATATCTACTCCAGATAGACACGTAGTATTTTTTGGAACAGAAACAACAATTGGCACAAAATCAACACAAGACGAAATGTTTATAAGATTCTCGTCTCAAGAAGATATTAACACATACACGCCAACATCAACGAATACTGCTGGTACACAAAGACTATCAGATGGTTCTAGAATTGTTGGAGCAATTAGAGGTCGTGATGCAATTTATGTTTGGACAGATACAGCTTTATTTGTAATGAAATTTGTAGGTCCACCATTTACTTTCTCATTTCAACAAGTAGGTACTAACTGTGGATTAATTGGCAAAAATGCAGCCGTAGAAGTTGATGGTGTTGCATATTGGATGTCAGACAATGGGTTCTTTAGATACTCTGGTAAATTAGAATCACTACCTTGTTTAGTTGAAGATTTTGTTTACGACGATATTAATTTAATACCTAAACAACACATCAACGCTGGATTAAATAATTTGTTTGGTGAGGTGATGTGGTTCTATCCTAACTCTGGTTCAGGTATAGTTAATAAAATGGTTGCTTATAATTATTTAGATTCATCAAGAGAAAGACCCGTATGGACTAGTGGTACATTAGCTAGAACTGCGTGGCGAGATTCTGCTGTGTTTGGTAAACCTCATGCAACAGAATATAATGCAAGTGCTACAACAGCTACTACAGATGTAAACTATGTTTATGGAAACACAGATGGCACTTCAACATATTTTGAACATGAAACAGGTTTGGATCAAATTAAAGAAGGAGCAACAACAGCTATTGCTGCAAGTATTGAATCTGGAGATTTTGATATAGGTAATCAAGGTTTACAAGGAGATGGTGAGTTTGTAATGAAAATAAGAAGATTTGTACCAGATTTTTTATCTCAAACAGGTGATGCAGTAGTCACATTAAATTTAAGAAATTATTCTAATGATTCACAAGCAAGTTCTTCGCTTGGTCCATTTACTATTACATCATCAACAACAAAAGTTGACACTCGTGCAAGAGCAAGAGCTATATCTTTAAAGGTGGCAAACACGAGCACAGGACAGTTTTGGAAATTAGGTACCTTTAGATTAGACATACAACCGGATGGTAGAAGATAATGGCTAGAATAATACAATCATTAACACAACCAAACGATGAGTATGATCCACAGGTGCAGCAATCATTTGTAAGAGACATTGAAGGTATTGTAAATAAATTAAACACTACCTATCAACAAGATTTAAAAGACGAAGCAGAAGCAGAGGCGGTATTCTTTGGCTAACTCATTTGTAAATAAAAAAGTAGATTTAACTACAACCAATGCTACAACAGTTTATACTGTACCAACAGCTACAACTGCAGTTATAAAATCCATATTAATATCAGAAGATTCTGGTAATGCGGACACTGTAACTATAACTATTACAGACACAGCTAGCGCTGTATTTAGTGTATTTAAAACAAAAGCAGTTGGAGCAAACGCAACAATAGAATTACTTACAGAACCCTTTGTTTTACAAGAAAGTGAAATACTAAAGGTGACTGCGGCAACCGCCAATAGACTACATGTTATACTATCTTCTTTAGAGATAAAACCTAGAGAAGTTACAACATAGTCTTGATTTATCTGTTAAAAACAGATAATAATATAAACTCAGGTACAATCCCTGCTTTAATCAACGGACAAAATTTATGATATCAAGAGGACATATGCGTAGACAATTAAGAGCTAGTGGTGGCATCACAAATGCTAGACAAGGATATGGTCTTGGTAGTTGGGTTAAAGAAAGAATTAGAAAAATTATTCCAAATGAACTAGCAAGTGTTGCAAGTAAAGCTGCACCGTTTGTTGCTATGTTACCAGGCTACGGGCCACTAGCAGCGGGCATCATGCGTGGTGTTGGCAGATTTGATAAAAGAGGTAGCATTAGTGATGCACTTAAACAAGGTCTTGGAACTTATGCAGGTGGTAAAGTTTTTGATGCTGGAATGCGTGGAGCAGGATTAAGAGAAACAGGTGGTTCTGCAATAAAATCTTTAAAAGAACTACCAGGTAAGTTTATGGAAAAAGGCAGTGAGTTTCTTAATAAAGGAATTAATACATTAGGTAAATCTGGCACAGCTGGAGAAATATTAAAAGGACAATTACTTGTAGGAGGTGGAACAGCTATAGCATCTTATATCGCAAGTCAGTTTGCAGAAGACCCACAACAACCTGGAGAAAGTTTTTCAGAATACAT